GAAGAAATCCCCAGCTTGACTCCAGAACTCACTAGTGAACGAAGTATGTTGCCTGATGGTGTATCAAGTACTTGTACTTTGCCCATAACACTTTTGCCTTCGAACCACACGTCTGTGACCATGTGGGAGGCATTCTTAAGATTGATCACCGAATCATCGGGGTGATCTAACTCGCCGAGGGCGCGGCGCTCTTTAACGAGCTTCTTATAGTTCTCAACTTCACGCACCAATATATTGTGCGGATAAATACGACCATTACCGTTTTGTGTATCTGACTTTTGCATTACACCAGACAAAATCATGCCGCCTTCAGAGACAAAACGCTTTTCGGATTCCGTCAATAAATCTTGACAGACGCCGCCTTCACACAACTCGTAATATTCACGTAGTAAAACTTGACTCATTATCTTGCCGCCCTCTTTGTGCTTACATCAACTGCTTGTTGTAGCGCGGCGATTGCCTTTTTAACATCGGGCTGATCTAGGTTAACACCAAGTATTTCCAGGTCGTCATTCAATGCTTTGAGGTGTGAGTTTAAAATTGATGCAGCTTTCGTTGCCTTGGCTTTAGTGGCGCCGGCAGTCTTTGCATCGGCGGCGGCTTGCTTCAGATCTGCGCCGGCTTTTGTTGCGACGTCTCCGGCGCCCATTTTGCCGGCCGCGCCGAGGGCGCTACCTAAACCTTTCTGGACCATACCTGCTGCGCCAGTCTTCATCTTGGATATAGCACCAGAGCCGCGGGCCTTCATACGATCAAGGAATCCCTCGTCGATCTCACCGCTTTTAACCATCGCTTGAATCTCTTCATCGATGATTTGTTTTAACTGATTTTCTGTGATTTTCATTGTTAACTCCCTTTGCAGCAATGTCTAACTGGTTGGAGCATCCACTTTCGTGTCCACGTGCTTGTGTTCATGTTTGATTCCTTCGTCTCCAAAAACCATGTTTAAAATATATGATGTTCCCGATGATAAGCATCCTAAAATAAAGAAATTAACAACTGAAACGTCAAAACTAAATAGTTCTGTAAACGGAGAAAGCAACATTAAAATCCAACCAACGTGGAATCCCACGCACATTGGACATTGGAATAGTTCTCCTAGATTTCCTTTAGTTGGTCTTATACTATTTAAAGCCTTACCATACACAACGATCTGGGTAAGTCCATAAGCACACAATATAAATGTTAATAATTCCATTTCCTACTCAAAAGTATACATGTAGTTTAGCGAATACGGATCTCTAACATACCCATGCTTAAGAGAGCCCTGATCTGCTGCCTGCGGGACATCTCCCAATTCTGTCGAATCTGCCTTGTCTGGGTGCACAAATTCATCATCTCGCATAGAAATGATCGCTTCAGTATTCTCAAAATATGGGCGCTCTTCTTCAATAAAGGTTGAGATATTAATCAAAGCCAACTTGGGTGCGCTAATTTCTGGTTTTGCTGATTCTTGTAGCGTTCCTTCCAGGGAACCGTAAAAGGAGCCAGCCTGAACACTTTCAGGTACCAAGATGCCCCTTTTAATTAAATGAGCCATAAGCCTATTTTGAGCACCATATACCAAATCAGACATTGTCTCTTTGGGGAATATAACTACCTTCTTGTTTGCTGGAGAAAGCACAATATCCACATCACCATGATCAAAAATCATGATGTCGCCTGAAATAGATTGGCGAGCATTTAACTCAAGTCTAACTTTCTTTTCGTTTGCCTTTGGGCCAACTTTAATTACTACTGCCATTCTCTGTTGTTTCCCTTACTAATGATTGTACTTTAAGAATTGTAGAAAGTACATTTTCGTTAATTTGTGTGTTCTTGAGAACCTCAAGCTTATCAATAATTATCTCTGTCTTTGATACCATTTCTCCATCACCTGCAATGTGCTCGCTGGATTTAGCTTTTTTGATTTCATTTTTGAGTCTCTTAATCTCTTCGTTCAAAAACATCTTGAATTCGACTGAATTATCAACGAAAGATTTTATGTATAAATTTAAAACTGTTTTTTGCTCTTCAAAAAGTTGCTCGTTATATTTCTTATTAAATTTCTCAACAAATGAATTAATAACCATATCGGTGATTTGTGTGTTCTCTTCTTTTGTTTCTTCCTCTTTCATTGAGGCTAAGACAGAATCTTCTAAGATAACAGTTTCTTTTGGCGTGGCGCTATGTGAAAACATCTGATAAATACTGGCCAGAGATTTATAATTCGGGACAAAGTTATTAAAGATCTTGGGTTCTAATTCCTTATTAACATCATGAATCAAGTCGGTTTGTTTAGCAAATAGCGCGTTTGGATCTATCAAGCGCTTCTGCAGCTTAGCTTCTCTGATAATCTTGATCCTGCTTGTCTCACTCAGACCATTTGCTTCATAAAGCGAACGATAACATTCTAAATCTTTTTTAAGGATTGAATTATTAGCAAAGTGCTTTTTAATTAATTTTACAACAGTATTCTTTCTCTCGTGATCTTCCTGTAAAATAGCTGATGTTCCTTCACGTACCAACGCTTCGTAAACAAAGGCCGTGTTCCGCTTTTTATTATGTTTAATCTTCATTGTTTTGCTCCGTGATTAATTTACTATTTTTTTCTAAATCTAGTATTAGTCCATGTAGAGACGCATCCACCTCAAAAAGCTTCTGTTCTTCTGCAGACTCTTTCAAACTATAAATAGAAGCTTCTTCCTCATAAATACCTTTTGCAATGCTTGGAATACTGCTTATCTCTGAACCTGGAAACTTAGCTCGGTGGGCTGAGCCCCTTTTCTCCACATTGGATTGTGCTAATTGATTCTTGTGAAAACCTGCACTTTTACGGCCGTCTCTTTTAGTTGGAAAATAAACTTTTCCTTTTGCTCCGGTGGTGAGGCGGGGCGCGTTACGTGAGCCGGGAGGTACCGCGAGTAGTGCCGACTCTTCTCCACCGCCTGCCGCTGGATCTTCTCCCACATCACCCGCCGGAATCTCGGCTGGTGCTTCTTCACCGCCTCCCAAATCCATGCCGCCCATATCGCCGCCGCCCATGGGGGCAGCAGTTTCTCCTGCCGCGACCGCCTCAGCAACTTGCTGCAGCGCAGCGTCATGTTTCCTATCGAAATACATTTCTCGCTGATTGCGGATGAAGTCTTCGTGAGACATTCCAAAAATGTTCTCTGTAACCCATCGGCGGGAAAAGAACCCTTCTGTGGCGGACGCTGCAATATCAAACTTCTGTTTCCACTGTTCGATCTCTTGAAGTTCGGCGATCTTAGAAGGATTGTTGAGAATTAGCTTGAAGTTAATTAAATCATCGCCACGAAAGCCGAGAGTATAAAGATGGATAATACCAATCTTTTCAAGTTCAGACGTAATAACTCTTTGAAGTCTTTGAATTGTTCGTGCAAAACGAATGTCTTTCTGGGCTAGGGTTGTCTTATCTTCTGCGGCACCTTCGCCCATAGCAAGATATGCTTGAGGAATTTTTAGCGCGGAAAAGAGCTTGTCGCGCAAGTACTTAACGTCGTCAATCGCCGTTGTGTTCTGGCCGCCGGCAAGATTAGTGATGTCGGTGGCTGACCCAGGACGCACGGGGATGAAATAGTCCTCTTCAATGCTCATTGGATTATAACGAAGATCAACCCGGCCGGTAGCAGAATCAATTACAGAATGTCTTTTAAGTTGCGTTACGATCTTCTCCATATATTGCTCAACATCTTGCGGAGGGATAGCGCCAACATCAATCTTAAAGAGGCGGCGTTCTGATGAACGGATAATACGGTAAGCCATCATTGCATCTTCAACCAAAGTAAGCTGTCTAAATATGCGACGTGCCGGGTCTAGGATGGAAGAACCATAGGGAGCGTGTTTATCATTACCAAGCACACGAAAGTGAGCAACTTGCCAGTTCTCAAAAGTCAGGCCGCCCGAGTTCCACTGATATTGGATGTAGTTGGGGTTTGTAGAATCTTTTCCTTCCAGTCTTTCAATTTCGGACATGGGTAGTGAAATAACTGATTGAACCCCGTAGTTATCATCGATATCAAGATACAGGAAGAAGTCGCCATATTTACACATCGTGCGCGCCCATCCGAAAAGGTTGTAATTAATATTCAATACTTTGCTATAGAGGTTTTCAAGGACAGCCTTAATTTCTTCATTGGAGCACCTAACATTCAGCATGGGGCGCAAATCAGAATAGGTAGTCATCTCGTCAGCATAAATATCCAGTGCCGATGCAATCTCAGGAGTGTATTCCATTTGATCAAAATCTACATAGCGCTCGACGCGGCGTTGATTCTGCATAGCGTTAGCAGATAATTGGTCGAGCGGGCTATAGAGCGACTTCTTAAACTGTTGCCCCGAAGCTGATTTGAACCTGCTTGAGAATTTATCTAGATGTTGGCGCCTGATTTTTCTACCAGATTGAGAACGGTAGTTTATAATAGGCCCAGAAAATAATCTGGTTAGCGCCTTGAACAATTGTGATTGTGTGTTTCTAGTATTTTTATCGTTCATTTATTTTCTCACTTTATAATCCATTTATATTGATCGTACATTTTCTCTGCTTCACTCATTTTATCAAAGATATCATCTTTTTTGTACCCTTGCTGTCCTTTAATTTGTGTATTCATGGTAGTTTTTGAAGTATATACTGCACCCAAAAAAGCTTTTTGATAATTTAAATCTCTTGCACTGGTTTGTAAAGCGGTGTCACGAACCCAACAAGCAATCGCTAGCGCCATAATTAAATCATCATTGTAACCCTTCATAGCTTGTGGGCGGCCATTCCTCCAAATAAAGGTTTTCATTTCGTTCACAGTGCGAGATGAATATATGGTAATTAGTTTATTTCTGATAAACTCTTCTAATTTCGCTATGATAAGAGGTCTAGTTTTCATAGTAGTTGAAAATCCAGGAACTGCTGAGTTTCTGTATTCTGCCTCGTGTTGCTCGATATATTCATGGGTTGATTTTATCGAATAGTATAAATTTGGATATCCAAATTCAGTTAATTTATCGAGGACAGAATAACCAATGTTGTTATTTTCAACAACCAGCATACAATCTCCGTATTCTCTGCCCACCTGATTGAGCATATTTGCAAACATATCTAACGTCGCCTTTCCTTGATATTCTCCGACTATTGTAAGGGTCTCTAATTTTATAATATGAAACGCAGAATAATCCTCGCCATCGCCGCGGGCTACATCTGAAACTAGAAGATAATTGCAACTCGGATCAAACTCTTCCCAAATCCAAAAGTTGCGATCAAAGCCAGTACGATGTTTTGGTTCGCACACATGTGATAGTAACCATTCTATACATTCTGGATCGATAACAGTTTCGCCCGAAGTATTGAAGTTACACTCAAGTTCTTGCGCAATCTGGCGCTTTGACATATTCTTGGTTTCTTTTTTATACCAAGCTTCATCGCGTTCTGGGTGTACCCCCCATTGCAGGGTTGTAAGATTAAAGTTGTTGGCGCCGCCGGCGGAATCAACACAAGTCTTATGGAACCAGTTACCAACACCGTTTGGGGTGGAGAGGGCGATACAGCGGCCGCCGGTGGATAGCGTTGGGTATAGGCCTGTCCATAATTCTTCCAGGCCCTCAATGTGAGCGGCCTCGTCGAGAACCAAAAGAGACAGCGCTTCTGATCGGCCGGCGTCTCCGGACGTTGAAGCTGCCTTGATGGAAGAGCCATTGGACAGTTCAAAAGAAGTACGGTTATCTACGCTGATGGTTGCAATTTTTAACCAGTCAGGAAGGTTTCGCATAATGTTCTTAACTTTTTTTACCAAGTTACCAGCAACTGCAAACTTAGTCGCCATAACAAGAATCGCCTTGTCGCGATGGAACAGCATCAACCAAACAATGTATCCGGCCGTAATCGTTGATATTCCAAGCTGGCGCGCTTTTAAAATAACATTAAAACGATAATCATTAAACTCTCGGAGGAGGGTGTCTTGGAAATCATAGGTATCAAAAAGTATTAAACCCCGCATGGGGTGTGAGATACGCGCATAGGTTTTAAGAAAGTAGATCGGATCTTTGCCACACTTTAATATTTCTTTAACTCTTTGCTTTTTGTCTAGTTGAAAACTCATACATTTATTCGTGGTAATCCCCTGGGTATTCTGTGGAGTCCATGAGTGTTTCTAGGCGGGATATTATTTCTCTTCCCATTTCTTGGGAGACCTCGTCAGGTAATTCTTCAAATGCGCCTTGCAGATCATGATAAGCCCTCTCTATTCTTTGAACTAGTTCTTGAGGCTCAGCAGCATCAGTGCTATGGGGGGGAGCTGTTTCTCCCGCTGTGATATCATACCACTCATCATCGTCTCTTTTATATGCGGCGCCCATACCTCTATACATGGTGCCTCCCATTTCCACAATCTTTTTAAATACAGCTTCTCTCAATGGCCCTAAGCTAATTTCTGGGCGCCCTTCGGCGCCAGGAACGTAAAGAGTCTCTTCGCCTGGATAATCTGGATCACCAGGGCTGGATAATTCCACGCCGGGAATCTTTTCGAAAACAGATTGAAATAGTTCAGACACCGTTTCAGGATCCATACCTTGGATTAAAGCAGTTAGTTGGTCTTCAACCTCGGGGCCGCTGTCTTTCTGGAAGCCCTGATATTCGCTCTCGGGCGCGTCGTCACGTGGTATCGGCATTGTTTCGGCGGCGGCTGGTACGGGAACGTCCGGGGGAGGAGGGGGGCCGCCCTCCCGATCATACCAATCCGGCTTTGGGCCAGTGCCTCTGATAAAATCCAGCAACTCTTGAGCCTTATCTTCACTAAGGGAAATTCCCTCTTCTTTCATGTATTCTTCAAGAATAATTTGCTTGAGTTGCATGGTAGAAATTTTCATGACTATTTCTTCCGTTCATCATTCTGCGGTCGCTTTCCGCCTTTGCCGTCCCAGCCGCCTAGAGCCAAAAAGCTTTCCCACTTTGCCTCTGGTTTAGTGTCTTGTTCAGTACCGATGGCCATCGACTCATCTAAACCTCCGACCTTATAGTGCATTTTTGCAGTAACCCAAGAGCGTACGCGAGATGAATTTTCTACGCGAACATCAATCTCTCCTTCTCCGGTAAGGCTTACCGATTTTCCTGTGATCTTCTTATACTCCTTTTTCAAAAAGGAAGCGATATCGGCGACTCGTTGTTCAATTTCAGTTTCAAAGCCAGAAGCATATACTTCTTTAAGCTGTACGTCTGACTGATACTTAATACACATCATGTTGCCATAAAATACAACATTGAAGCCATCCATTACACGCTTATCTAGAATCGGATTTCCTTCTTCTCTCTGGAGGCCGGCCTTGAGCGGCTCGCCGCCTTCGTCAAGTGCGCCATCGTAGGCGTTGGCCGCGGCTTGGGATAAGCCTTGAACTATTTCATAAACTGTCGCCATTATTTATTTCCTCTTTTAAATTTGGTCTCCAACCTTTTAACCACCTTTCCTCTCTGCCTTCGACATATTGAATATAGCACTTATTACAACATTCAAATTTGACTAAACAGACATCATCCATGGACTTCTTCGGGAAGGACCCGCAGACCGGACAAGATCTTAAAGATTCTCTATTAAGTAGTTTTTTTGAAACCTTTATACCATTTACATCAATTTTATCTTTCCATGAAGAATTAATAGAAAATTTTGCATATAACTCCTTCATTTGTTGAAGATATACTTTTTCCTTGTTCTCGTCCCAATTGGCGTAGGGGTTTGCTATAGCTTTATCACCATATTTTTCGCTTATTGCTTTTTCAATCGCAGCGATTCTATTTGTATCTTTTTTAGTCATTTAGTGTTCTATATACGCCATATGAGGTCGCAGTACCAATGAGGATCCCACCAGTAAAATACAACCATTTGTGACGGGGTGAAGTTTTTTTTAGTGAATCTACAAGTATATTGATTTCTTTATCTTTCTGCATTATAAACAAATCGTACTCATCTGTTAAGGCTTTGTGCTCTATTTTTAGGTTTTCCAACTTAAAGCCATACTCTTCTTTTTGAATCTTCAATTGATAATCAGTTTTAATATCGCATGCATATACAGCAAGATCATAATCGGACAACATTTTTGCCATGGCCGTCTCGTCGAACAAAACCCCGGCAAATGGTGCGGGTGCTTTGTATTCTAAAATTGTAAACTTAGCAGGCTCGGTTGCATTCGCCGAAAGGCTCAGCATCAAAAGAAGATTAAGGAACATATTCAATACCAAACTTTGTCTCTATATCTTTAATTAGTGCTTGTTTATCATGTCTGAATTTTCTTTTGTATTCGGTCTTTTTCTTTGATCGCTCTTTTTCTAACTCCTCTCTGGCTTCTTCATATTCTTCTTCGATTGCGGCAATTGATTCTAAGAAGCTTTCCATTAGCAATTGCTTCTCTTCTATCTCTCGCTTGTGTATTTCTTTCAAACCCTCTAATTGTGCTTCGTGAGATTCTATTTGGGTTTCATACGCGGTCTGCATAAGCTTGTAATCGCGGCCATTCTTGAGGGCTATAACGGCCAAAAGCAATACTATGAGTATTGCCTTCCAGTTCTTCAAAGCAAATTCTAATATTTTCTGTTTAATCATTATATCCTTTTAGTCTAGCGAGCGCATCAATAATAGTCTGCCCTCCAATATATATTGCCGAAATTAAAACCCAGTCGTCACTGGTAACATGTCCTGTGAACGTCAACCCGGTTGCAGTTAGCCATACCATCAGCTTGCGTGAAGTAAGCTTAGCTAACCATGTATCTACAAATGCTTGTGCTTTTGCCATCACTTATCACTCCAATGTCGAGTCCGACCGGACTCCTCTTTATCTGGTCAACCGTCTTCTTCTATTTTTGATTTACACATCTCTTCGGCTTCTGCTGCTGAAAGACCTTTAGCTCTATCAGTGGCGGGCTTATCTTTCTGAGCACACGCCCAACGTCTTTGTTTCTCTGAGGAGACCTCTTCTAAACTCTCGATATCTTTAGATGCTTCAGCCATCTTGGCTGTTACCGCCTGCAAAATAATACCACGAACATCTTCTGGTACCTTTTCCATCTCTTTCTGTAAGATGTTATACACAGCGTCAACTTGTGGCTGCAAGTCCTGCATCTGCATCTGTTCCAGTTCTTCACTGATTATGAGTTTGAGTTGGGACTTGGTGATTTTCATGATTTTCTTCGTGCGATGGCGCGTTGTTGACGGGCCTTTACAGAATCTCCAAGTGGATCAAAGGCGGGGGTGCCTATTCTCAATGGCTCCTCTTCCCACTCTTCGTGAGTTTCGTCAGGGTGTGCTTGTTCACAAGTTTCATCGGGGTGCTCTTTCTTTTCGCGGACATCATGTCCAGCGTAGCCGCCTTCCATGAATATGGCAATCTCTTCTTTAATAATTTGCTTAAGTTGGGATTTGGTGATTTTCATTTTTTTAAGCTCTCTTTGTTTTTTGCACTAACGTGAATGTCCGACTTGGCTGCAAAGGATTCGGCGGCTTCTTTAGATTTGAAGGTCTTCGATTTCCCCAAAGATCCGAATTTAGGATCATTTGGAGAGCCCCCAACCACAAATGCCTTCGCGAAGGTAACTCCCGATCTTTCCAAAACCCATGCTTCTTCTGCTTCTATCAAGCTTTCAAGCTCTTCTTTGATGATCTGCTTAAGCTGGGACTTGGTGATTTTCACTTTATTATTCCTTTTAATACCCTGTATCGTATGGTGATTCGTCTGCATAATAATCACGCTCTGTGGATGCCCCGGGTGCTTCGCGCCCAAGAACACTTTTCATTTCAGGTGTGAGGTTGGCGTTGTTTACTCCGCGCAAATCCGCGCCGCTGAAGCCGGCCCTGAATAGTTTAAATAAATCATCCGTAGATAATGCGTCTTTGGGATCGGGGCCCGAGGTACTAAAGCTTTCTCCCTCACTCTCCCAGCCGCCTTCAAAGCCTTCATCTACTGTTCCCTCTTTACCCTTGTTATATCCTCGCATATATTCCCCACCTTTTAAGCGGGGAGGATCTCCAGCCTTGCCGGCAGCCAGACCTTCTTCATATGACGCGGCCATTCCGCGGGCTTCAGCGTCGTGTTCGCTTCTTTCGTCGATCTCATCTCTGTGTGTCGTCTCGTGTAAAAAATACCGAGGGTCAATTCTTTTTGTGTTCTTTCTAAATGCCATTATAATCTCCTTTTAAGTGGTTATCCTGATGCCTTTTCCATATAAACGCCTTGATCGCCGGTGGCGGTCTTGGCGTATTTGAGCACTTCCCATTCTGATGGTGCCGTATCATCTCCAGTGGGTCTCGGTATCACTGGAGGACGGGTGGCGCCGGCGCCGCGTATATACTCGGTGCGCTGATCCATCGCAGTTTTAATTCCTTTATCATCTAACCCAAATTCCTTAAGGTATCTTACTACTGCGGAATTGTTCCCACCACCAATAAGACCTTCTAATGACATTGCGCTATCGGCGGTGTAGGCTCGTGAGTCTCTCAAGGACATGTATATTGCTTTTGCTAAATATTTCTTAGCTTGCTGCGGGTTGAGGAAGCGCTGGCGCTGTTGGCCGCCGGGTTGCTCGTCAAGTCGACTCTCTTTAAAACGAGGTGCTTCTCCACCTTGTTTGCCGGTGCCGTGCCAAATAATCTTAGTGGGATCTTTGATACCAGGCGAGAAATAGTAAATCAAGCCATCGCTCGTTTTATCGCCAGTCTCGTGATCTGGTTCTACTACTCCAAATGCCCTGCCGGTGGCGTGCGCATGCCTCATCTGTTGTCCACGTGGGCTCAACAATCTCTTAACATGATTGACTGCCTGTTCCGGCGTAAATGGGCTTTGATCACTGGGGTTTTGCAACCGTTGGTAAATTTCCGCAACCCCTGGCGATGTTAAAAGACTGATGATGTCGTCCAGTGTTATTTCTTGTCCATCAAGCCCACCGCCGCGCTGTCCGAGAGCCCAAGTCAAAGCATATTCTGCTCTATTTTCAGGGCCCGGGGGGTTCCGGACGGATCCGAACTCCAGCAATGGCCGGCCTTCATTAATCTCATCTCTGTGTGCCGTCTCGTTCAAATATTTATTCCAATTTTCAAATAGTTTTTTCATTTTACCGGCCTGCTTTATATTGTTTAACAAAGGTTAGAAACAGAGCTTCAAAATTGGCAAAAGCTTCCTTAACCTCATCCGCCATCATGGCGGTGGCATCCATATTGTTTAATGATCTTTTAAGTTGCACATAATTTTTACTCATTACTTGAGACATCTGTTGACGGTTTGGGCCTTCTGCGCCGGTGATCGGGTTCCTGCGGCCGGCGCCCGATGACTTGGTCAAGTGTTTTTTCTTACACTCCGGATTCTTAGCGCACAATTCTTTTCCCTTGGCGGTCAATGGCGCACCAGTTTGATCATCGAAATGTTTTTCGGAGGTGCCGGCGCCTTTTGCTTGCGCCGTTTGGCCTTTGATTGTCGAGCCGGGGGGCAACTTACCTTGTGCCTTGAGTGCATTGTACATTGCCGGCGCTAGCTCGGCTTCCTTAATCGCTGCCGATATCTGTTCTACAATGTCTCTATCTGTCGTCTCGTGTAAAAAATAACGAGGATCAATTCTTTTTGTGTTTTTACGTCTAGCCATTACATTTCTCCTTGTGTTGCTAATCCATTCAAATATCCTTCAACAACCCTCATCAGCGTACGCACAACTTCTGTGTGGGGGTCGGGGTCGACGGATTTCCATTGTGAGGGGTCTCCCTGCTCGGGTTCGCCGATGGGGATGGTACGCTGTTCTGGGCTGTGTGACCGAAGGCCTTCCTCGTACGCAGCGCTTAAGACTCTTTCGAGTTCTTCAAGTGTTTCTGCGTCAATAGATTCATTCAAATCTCTTTTTGATAACGCATCGTACATTTCGTCGGGGTCGTTATAGGCTTCGGGGCCTTCTTCGCGGTTAACTACAATAATGTGCTTGCCGTCGTCAGCAACCTCCACAGAAATATCAACACCAAGTCGTTCTGCTAATTCCAGCGCGTCGTCTTCAAAAACTTCTTCGGGAGTCCTATCTGCTTCTGCGGCATCCATGGAGCGCTCCCAGCCGGCTTGTTGTCGATCCAAGTGTCCAGCGTATCCGCCTTCGGTTAAATGCTTTCGCCAATTTTCAAATAGTTGTTTCATGGTGTTCTCCAGTGTGGTTTGACTGTATCGAGTTGTCGATGCTCACGTCCATCCCAGTCATTCAGGAGTCCCTGGCGGAGCATGCTGTTGAGAATCGATGGGAGATCTTTATCTAAGAAGAATTCGTTGAGATCCTCATAAAATCCAGTTTCGTCAGTTTCGGGGCCGGCATCAGGATTGTGGGATCCCTCGTGTCCAGGAATGGCTTCAAGGACATTCCCGTATACATCACCATTCTGCTTAAACCAATCAACAATTTGTTCTTTAGCGGTTACATCACTGGTCGTGGCGCCGCTTATAAACTTGTTCCAATTTTCAAATAGTTTGTTCATTATGTT